ACCACCGACCCCCCGTTCCTTTTCTAACCCACAAAACACCTCGATCGCTCACGATCAGACTGAATCGCTTTGATTAATTTACAAACGGGAGAGATCCTAAGCGATCCGACCTATTCGGGATTAGGAGGTGTGCAAACTCCACGTATTCACTCAAAACTGACTGATTTACCTTCAAAAGGTCAAGACATGATTGATTTAGCCACTGAACTGGGCATCAACCTTATGGAATGGCAGCGGTATGTCTGCATTCATGGGCACAAGGTGCGTGAGGATGGCAGGTGGGCTCATTCTGAACTTGGTTTAATTATGGCAAGGCAACAAGGTAAGTCCACGCTTATGATGCTCCGGATCTTGACAGGAATGTTTGTGTGGGGCGAAGGATTACAGCTTGCCTCAGCTCATAGACTTACAACCTCACTTGAAACTTTTAGACAGATCGTTGGCTTGATTGAAACAAATCCAAGACTTGAAAAAGAAGTAAAGAAAATCCGATGGCAACATGGTGCTGAGGAAATCGAATTGTTTGGCAATAGGCGGTTTGTTGTAAAGGCTGCCAATAATGCAGCTAGAGGTTTGAGCAAACCTGAAACAATCCATCTTGATGAGTTAAGAGAGTATAAGGATGAGGATGCTTGGTCATCAATGCGATATTCCATGATGGCTGCTAAGAATCCGCAGGTATGGATCTATTCATCAGCCGGAGATCAGCATTCCGTAATTCTAAACAAATTGCGTGAGAGGGCGTTAGCGTCAGCCACGACTAACGATCCGATTGGTTGGTTTGAGTGGAGTGCTGAACCCGATGCACCTATCTTGCTTCCGTCAGGTGAGATTAATTGGGATGCTTTCGCTCAAGCCAATCCATCATTAGGAATTACAATTCATCCGGACAACTTGAAAGCAGTTATTAACGATCCTCCAGATATTGTGCGCACAGAGGTTTTGGCGCAATGGGTGGACACAATCAATTCAGCAATCGATGCACAAAAGTGGGGATTATGTCAGACCGATCCAATACCTTTAGATCCGGAAGCACCTACTTGGCTAGGACTTGATTTGTCGCCTGATAGAAAATTTGGCGCATTAGTTGCAACTCAGAAATTACCAGGAGAAAAATTTAATTTAGTTTTGTTGCACACTTGGTCAAATGATTACAGCCTAAATGATTTAGCAGTTGCAAACGATATTGCTCCTTATGTAAGACGATATAACACTCAAACTGTGGCGTATTCCAAACGGACTGCACAAGCTGTTGCAAGTCGGCTAGTTCCGGCTGGAATACCCATAACCGACATGGATGGCGCAATCTATGCGGAAAGTTGTGATCGGTGGCTGGGCGCAATAAATTCCCATCGATTACAGCATGGGGGTCAAGAGGAATTGACCCAACAAACACTTTCAGCAGCCAAATTGCCATTTGGGGATGGCAGTTGGGTTATTGGAAGGAGGGCTAGTCGAGTCGCCGTCTGTGCAGCGGTGGCTTCTAGTCTTGCAACATATTTTGCGACACAACCTGAAACGGAGATTGATATTCAAGTCGGATAAATTGCATTTGTGGTATATTATGTGCTAATGGGATTATTTGATCGTTTTAATACAAAGCCAATAATTACAGCAACAACCGATGTGGCTGCATCTTATGCGCCTTATAATTTGCAAGCTGCTGTTGGCGGCATATTCTTTGGAACACAATCTGCAACTCGTGAGCAAGCAATGTCAGTTCCTGCTGTTGCAAGAGCAAGAAACATAATTTGTTCAACTGTTGGATCATTGCCAATTGAAACTTATAATCATTTTACAAAAGAACATATTCGACCAACAAGAGTTTTAATGCAACCCGATCCAAGAATTCCAGGGTCTGCAACTTATGCTTGGGTCGCAGAGGACATTTTATTCACAGGATTTTCGTATGGACAGGTTCTGGATTCCTATTCGGACAGCGATGGCGCAAGAGTTAGAGCATGGACAAGAATTTCGCCAGATAGAATTACATATCAGTTAAACTACAATCAAACGGAAATTTTGTTTTATAAATTAGATGGTGAGGAATTACCTTTACATGGAACAAACAGTTTAATTGTATTCAATGGTTTAGATGAAGGTGTTCTTAATCGTGCCGGTCGCACAATAAGAGCAGCACAAGAATTAGAAAAAGCAGCTGAGATGTATGCCAAAGAGCCAGTTCCAACAATGGTGCTTAAATCAAATGGAACAAATCTTACTCCGGAGCGAATTACAAGATTGCTTGAAAGTTGGAAAGCAAGCAGAGCAACTAGATCAACTGCATTTTTGAATGCTGATGTTGAATTACAGGCACTTGGATTTGATCCCGCTAAATTACAATTAAATGAAGCCCGTCAATACCTCGCTCTAGAATGCTCGAGGGCGGTAGGAATTCCTGCCAGTTTCGTATCTGCTGAAACTACCTCAATGACTTATTCAAACATGACAGCCGAAAGAAAAGCATTAATTGATTTTTCTTTACGACCAGTATTAACTGCAATTGAACAAAGACTTTCAATGGCTGACTTTGTGCCAAATGGTGTTGAGGTCAGATTTGACATTGACGATTTCTTGCGTGGATCTGCATTAGAGCGTGCGCAAGTTTATGAAATCCTAAATCGCATTGGCGCAATGAGCGTTGAGCAAATACAAGAGGAGGAGGACTTGATCCGATGAGTAAAAAATTACAGATCAATTTCCCAATAACACTAACTGCAGCCGATAGTCGGAAACGAACAATTTCTGGCACGATCGTTTCATGGAATGAAAAAGGCATGACAAGTGCTGGCGCAACAGTATTTAAGGAAGGCAGCATTGATTTTTCAAAGCCTGTCAAATTATTACTAGAGCATGATCGCACACGACCTATTGGCAAACTAATTGACATTACAGCTGACGATAAAGGCATCCAAGCAACATTTAAGATTGCTGGAACAATTGCCGGCGATGACAGCATTCTTGAAGCAGCTGAAGGATTACGAGATGGATTCAGCGTTGGCGTAGTTGTTGATGATTTTGATGCTAACAAAGGCATAATGACTGTTAAAGCATCTAGGCTCATGGAAGTCAGCCTCGTCGCTGAACCCGCCATTAATAGCGCACGAGTTGAGGAAATAGCAGCTAGTGAAACACCAGAGAATTCCGAAGCAACCGCTGAGGAGCAAACAAAAACACAGGAGGACAAATTGTCTGACACACAAACAGCTCCTATCGCCACCGAAGCGGTAGAAGCAGCAAAGTCTGAGCCTGTGGCAATTCAAGCAACACAACCAGTTGCTTATACAAAGCCACGCTCACCAATTAACACACAGGCTCGATTCTTAGAGCACTCAATCAAAGCATCACTTGGAAATCGTGATTCTGCTGAGTGGGTAGCACATGCAAAGGCTGAGGATTCAAAAATCCTTACAGCAGCTGATGACAGTTTTACAACTAACCCAGCATTTAAGCCAATTCAATATGTTTCACAAGTAGTTGATACTCAAATTGGATCTCGTGGCGCAATTGATGCAATCGGAACACGCAGACTGCCAAATGCAGGTATGACTGTTTCAATTCCTAAAATTACAACTTCCGGATCTGTTGCAGAAACAGCCGAAGGAGCAGCACCATCCGAAACCGGAATTGTCAGCGCATATGTTGATGCCACAGTTAAAGCCTACAAGGGTTTGCAACGCTACAGCGTTGAAATTCTTGACAGAGCAGATCCATCTTTCTATCAGGCGATGTTGGAAAACATGCGCCGAGTTTATGCTCAAGCAACTGAGGCTGCAGTAATTGCAGAATTAACTGCTGGCGGAACAGCAGGAACTGCAACATCTGCTGATCTTGATGGAATTGTTGCATTCGTAAAGACTGAAACACCTGCTGCATATCTTGCAACTGGTGAGTTAGCAACACGCTACATTGCTGGAACTTCACAATGGGGATTATTAATTGGCGCACAAGATTCTTCAAAGCGACCAGTATTCTCAGCTGTTAATCCACAAAATGCTGCTGGCGCAGTTTCACCATTATCACTTCGTGGAAATGTAATGGGTCTTGACCTATATGTTTCAAACAAAGCAGTTTCAACTTCAATTGATGAGAGCGCATTCATTGTTGTTCCATCAGCTGTTGCAATTTACGAAAGCCCAGTATTACAACTATCAACAAATGTTGTTTCAACTGGCGAAATCGAAACAATGCTTTATGGCTACTTGGCTGTTAAGACAATTGTTGCCGGTGGAGTTCGTCGCTTTAACCTTACCTAATAAGTAAGTAAATTCATGCCTGAGGTTGCTCCCGATCTCAGGCAGTTGCTCTAGGGAGAACCTAAGGAGATGACATGCCAACCATAATTACAGCCTCACAGTTGCGATCTGTGCTTGGTGTGTCATCTGCCTTATATGACGACACTTATCTAAACCAAATTATTGACACAGCAGAAACAGTTATTCTGCCAATGCTCACAACATTCAAAAGTCCAATTCAAGCGACTTCATTGTCAGCCAATGTTGCTACATTTACCACACTAGGAATTCATGAATTTACCGAAGGACAATCAGTTGTCATCACAGGATGCGGAAGCCCTTACAACGGAACAAGAGCTGTGCTGGCAGATAATCTTGGACAATATACCTTTTCGCAATCGATCACTAATGCCGACATACTCGAGGCTAATGTCATCCCATCCGGAGTTGCTACCCTTTCTGGCGCATCAACTTATGTTGGAAACGCAGCTGTTCAGTCAGCCGTCTATACAGTTTCAGTCGAAGTCTTTCAAGCAAGACTTGCCGGCGGAGGACAGATTGAAGGAGTAGATTTTACTGCAACCCCGTTCAGGATGGGCAGAAGTTTATTCAATAAATGCGTGGGAATATTGGGAAGTTACATAGACACCGAAAGCATGTGTCAATAAATGCCTAACCAAACAATTCTTGATCAGGTCAGGACACCTTTAGCAACCGCTTTATCTAGCGTTGCAGGTAATGTTTATTCATTTGTGCCTGAAACAGTAATTCCACCAGCTGTGGTAGTTGTGCCTGATTCACCTTACTTAGAATTTGAAACAATAAGCAAAACCAATGTAAGAGCCAAGATCAATTTTACTATTTCAGTTGCCGTTGCATATAACAGCAATCCAGCATCGCTCGACAATATCGAGCAATTAATAATAAGTGTTCTGGCAGTTATTCCAGTTGGATACATTGTCAGCTCGGTTGAAAGACCGACAGTTACTCAAGTTGGTGCATCAACGCTGCTTATCGCAGATGTTCGAGTATCTACCTACTACACGCAAACAATATAAGGAGAAATCATGGCAACAGTCGTAATTACCGGTCGTGATGTTGGTTTATCTTTCACAGGTGGAACAGATATTCAAGCACAAG